CGTGCGAAAGAAAACGAAAAGGCTAGGAAATGGTTGAAGAAAGATGCTAAGAAGAGTGGGTACACTGACATAGCATTAAGAGCATCGATGTCTAAGGGTGCTGGCGTTTCCGAAGCTGCTAGTTACAAAGAATTCATGAAGGATAAGGAGAATACACAAGAAAGGTTGGCAAAGAAAATCTCCGATAGAAAAACTAAGGATAAGTTATTCGTTGATATAAAGAAGAAAGGTATTAAATTTTATGATAAGAAAGGGTCAGGAAGAATACAAGGCGGTAGAAAAAAGTACGACTAGGGATATATAATATAGTTGTATACAATTCAATGACACTTTCAAAAGAAGTAGTACTTGAAGCATTAAGATGTTGTAGGGATGTCTATCCTCATAAGCAAGATTATCTTGTTAGTAGAAAGGTAGAGGGTCATACTATACTTGCTGTTGAAGGTACGAATGAGACTACCGATTGGGTAACTAATCTTAAATTTTTAATCAAGAGAGACGATTGCCATAGAGGATTTAAAAACAATGCTAATAGAACACTAGCAGAACTAGTGGTAGCATACGAAGGTTTAGATCCAAAGAAAACATTAGTGATAGCTGGACACTCACTTGGTGGTGCCACTGCTACATTGATTGCGGATTTGCTATGGGAATCTGGCAATAAGAATATTGCATTGGTCACTGCTGGTTCACCAAGACCAGGTGGACGTAAGTTAAGAAATAGAATTAAAGATCTAGAACACTTGCGTTTTGTCCACGGAGATGATATAGTACCTGACACCCCACCATACTTGGCAGGGTATGTACATACTCATCCAGTTACTAGACTGAAAGATGAGAAGGACACCAGATTTGATGGTGTTGCTGATCACAATATAGGTGACTATGTTATTGCAGCAGAAAAATACTACGCAGAGAAAAAAGTAACTCTATGAAACACTTACTACTCCTTACACCTCTTCTCTTAATGGGGTGTTCTGATGGAGGATACGGTTTCGGATACAATGGTGGAGGTGTTAACTGGAATCCACCAGGAACAGCAGGTGAATACACTTGCGAGTCAGCAGGTGAAAATGCTGCTGCTTACTATGCTACAGGAGAACACCCTAACCTATCAGACTGTTAAATGAAAAGAAGAATAGCAGCGTTGACTGCATTGATGCTAGTGCCTACTACGGTACTAGCAGATTCTATTAGACCAGGATCCGTTACCCATAAGACACTTAATACTAAAGTTAAAACACCGTTATGTAAAGACGCAGAAGAAAAGTTTACACAGGAATGTGAGATAACAATAGATGAGACTGGTGTTAAAGGACCAGTAGGACACATCACAACTGTAGTCCAATGGAAAACAGAAGAGCAAGACTTTAGTGTAGGTGGAGCAGCAGTCGGTGCTGTTGCTGGTGGTGCTGGTGGTATGATAGTAGGACTAGGTAGTTGTGCCTTTACTGGCCCCTTATGTTTGTTTACTGCACCAGCAATTATGTCTGGTGGTGTAACAGCAGGTGCTGGTGCTGGTGGCAACCGTAGTGGAAGGTTCTTTACTATTCTTGGTGATGATGCCCAAGGAAATAGATTGATACAAGAGTTTAAATATCGATATGGTAGGGATGTTAAGAAGACATCTAAACTACTACTCAAGACAACTAAACTTGCTGAAGGTGAAGTGAGAAATTAGTCCTGTTTGAACCCATAATTCTTATAAATAATCGTAGGTAATTAAGCAATTGTAGGAGTATAAACATGGCACTTTGGGGAGTCACAGATGCTGATGAAGCAAAGCCTAAGTGGGCTGTACAGGGTGGTGCTGTAGACCCCTCAAATATCTTTGCAACAGCAGAGGGTTGGGTTCTTAGACACTATAAGAAAGGAGATCAAACTGAGTACTGGGATGAAGTTCTAGTTGCAGTTGATGGTCTTGTAGGAGCTGGTGGTCGTGGTACTAACACTCTTGGTGAAGCAGATATCTCTGCTGTATTCTTTGAGGGTACAACATATGCTGCTGGAGCAACTGGAACCGTTGTTGTTATCTACAACGAGAAGGTAACTGTTACTGCTGGTGCAACACTAATAGTCACTAACACAACTGATAGTGCTAACATTACTGCTACATATGCTAGGGGAACAACTACAAACCGTATTGAGTTTGACTTTACTGCTGCAGCAGCAGATAAGGTACACACAATTGGTGCCCAAACAATCTCTGGAACAATCGTTGACTCCGTTGGTGGAGCAACATCCGATAAGGCATTCGTTCTAGGTGATACAATCGGTGCTGGTGGTTCTGGTTCTACTAAAACTGTTACAACTACTTAATAATAAATGAAATTTGACGAACTGAATGAAGATACATTCATCCTGTTCGCCATTAAGCATTATGAAAATCCTCACTGTGTTACACGTGAGGATTTTGATGAAGACCTTAAACGATTTAAATATCTCAAACGATTATTAAAAAGATACGTTAGAGGTGGTCAACTAAGGGCTCACTTGATCATTAATCATTTAATCATCTTATATAATGTCTTTGGTGAAGCAGCAACCCCTTTGCTTTTCTTCAAATTGGAGAGAGAGTATTGGGGTATTTTAAAAACTGTACTTCTTTACTTGAATAAATATCCAGTAGGGATGTTACCAGACTTGGATTCGGATCCTGATGTACAAGAGGAGTTGGAAAAAATATGAACGAAGATGCACCAACAATGAGTACCGCCACAGCAGGTGGAGCTGGTTTTAGTCATAGTGCTGCTGCCACTGGTCCTAATGCTGGAGTTGATCCTGTACTTAAGTTTCGTAAAAAGTTACAGAAGAGAAAAAAACAAATGAAGGAATCCCAGGTACAACCTAATGGTCCTAGTAGATTATTTCAGTATAAAGTTTCACTTCCTGAAGTAGGTGAGACAATTGTGTATGCTAATTCTCCAGCAGAACTTACACAGAAACTACGTCTTTTAATTAATCATCGTTATAGAGGTGACATCTCTATCGAAAGAATTAGTAGAGGACAAGCTGGAAAATTCTTTATGGATAAAAGAACAAAGTCATTATCTAATGTTAAAGAGTCTGATGACAAGTCAGCACAACAAGCAATCGTTCAACAGAAGACTGCTCTTGAGAAGAAGAAAGTCTTGATGAAGAAACAAGCACTACAGAAGCAGCTTCAGAATAAGGTTCAAGATCTTAAGAAGAAAGCTAGAGTCGGTGGTAATAAGGGGGAAGCAGATAGTTAGTCATGTCGGAAACTATTAACACTGCTCTGTTAGAAAGGCTAGAGAAAGTAGTGACTAGCCTTCAAGAGAACTCAGTTAAGATGGGTCAACTTCTTGCTGTCCATAATGAAAAGTTAGATAGTAGTGAGAAGGTTGATGGTGTACTTTTTGAGAAGGTTGATAGTGTTCACCGTGAAGTCAACAGACAAGCATTGGAGATAAAGAAAGGTTGTGAAAGAGATATACGTAAAGTTGACGATAGACTCCGTATCATGGAGAAGAAGATGTGGACTATTTTTGGTGGTCTTACTATTGTATCTTTCTTGGTTAGTCCAATCGGACAAGCGACACTGAGGAACTTGACACCAAACAATAATGCTAGTATGATGGAGGTTGAAATTCAAAGGTCGATTGGGTGATTGATGATCACTATGCTAACTTATGTTCAGCACGGTTAGATAAGTTCAAAAAAGTTAAGGTAGGTACATACAACTTTCGTTGTCCCTACTGTGGTGACTCTCAGAAATATAAGAATAAAGCACGAGGTTATCTCTTCAGTATGAAGAGTGGTCTCGTTTTTAAGTGTCACAACTGTGGTGTAGGAAGATCGTTTGGTAATTTCCTTAAAGAGCAGGCTAATGATCTCTATGACGAGTATGTTATGGAGAGATATAAGTCAGGTCTTACTGGTAAGGGACGGAATGTTTCCAATCCAAAATTTGATAAACCAGTATTCAAGAAGATAGGAAATCTTGAAAAGATTTCTAGTCTAAATATTGAACACGTTGCATATAAGTACATCACAAAGCGAGGGTTAGACCCCTCGTTATTTTATTATGCTGACCAGTTTTGTACTTGGGTCAACACTCAAAAACCTACCTTCACACACATAACTAAGGATCATCCAAGGATCATCATCCCCTTCATTGATAAGGACGGTGAGTGGTTCGGATTCCAAGGTCGTGCCTTGAATCCAAAAGACAAGTTACGTTACATAACTGTTATGTTGGATGAAAACAAACCCAAAATCTATGGACTCGACAGAATTGAAATCAACAAACCAATTTACGTTGTCGAAGGACCATTCGACTCGACCCTCTTGGAAAACTCGGTTGCTATGGCTGGCTCCGACGTTGATAGTAGGTCGTTTGGTTGGGGCAATTATATTTGGGTTTATGATAACGAACCTCGTAACAGAGAAATCGTCAACAGAATCACCAAGTCAATCGACAGAGGTGAAAAGGTAGTGATATGGCCAAATGATATAAAGGAAAAGGACATAAATGACATGGCAATAGCTGGACATAACGTGCAGTCTTTGGTAGAATTAAATGTATACCACGGACTAGAGGCACAAGTTAAATTAACTGAATGGAAAAAGGTATGACACCCACAGAAATTAAAGTTGTTAAGAGAAATGGTGACACCACTGATCTTAACCTTGAGAAGGTTCATAAGATGGTCGAACACGCTTGCAATGGATTAGCAGGTGTGTCTGAGTCGGCAGTCGAAATGAATTCTGGTCTCCAATTCTTTGATGGAATTACCACAAAGGATATACAAGAGATACTAATTAGATCTGCTAATGATCTTATCTCTTTAGAGAATCCTAACTACCAATTTGTTGCTGCAAGGTTACTTCTATTTGGTTTAAGGAAATCTGTGTACGGTGAGCATCCTGATCATCGACCTATTCTTAAAGAACATGTAGAGAAATGTGTAGACAAAGGAGTTTATGATAAAGAAATACTAGATAGGTATACAGACCAAGAGTGGGAGATTCTGAACAGTTACATCGATCATGATCGTGACTATCTTTTCACTTATGCTGGTATAAGACAAGTAGCAGACAAATATCTTGTTCAGGATAGGAGTACTGGAGTCATCTATGAGACTCCTCAGTACATGTATATGTTAATTGCTGCTACATTGTTTCAAGACGACGACAAATTCTACAGACTGGAGTATATTAAAAAGTATTATGACGCAATCAGCAAGCACCGAATCAACATCCCAACACCAATCATGGCAGGGGTCAGAACACCCATTCGTCAATTTGCATCTTGTGTTTTGGTTGATGCTGATGACACCCTCGATAGTATCTTTAGCAGTGATATGGCTATTGGCAAATATGTCGCACAAAGGGCTGGTATTGGCATTAACGCAGGCAGAATCAGGGGTATCAACAGCAAAATCAGGGGTGGAGAAGTTCAACACACAGGTGTTGTACCCTTCCTTAAAAAGTTTGAAAGCACCGTTAGATGCTGTACTCAAAACGGGATTAGAGGAGGGTCAGCCACTGTCCACTTTCCTATCTGGCATCAAGAAATTGAAGACATCTTGGTCCTCAAAAACAACAAAGGAACAGAAGACAACCGAGTCAGAAAACTCGACTACTCCATCCAGTTAAGTAAATTATTCTATGAACGTTTCCTCAGAAACGAGGAGGTATCTTTATTTTCTCCTCACGACGTGCCTGGTCTCTACGATAGTTTTGGGACTGACAGCTTTGATGATCTCTACAAAAACTTTGAATCAGATCAAACAGTTAGAAGAACAACCATTAATGCAAGAGAACTTATCCTTGATTTATTAAAGGAGAGAGCAGAGACTGGTCGTATATACTTGATGAACATTGACCATTGTAATAGTCATAGTTCATTCAAGGACAAAGTAACTATGAGTAACCTCTGTCAGGAGATTACTTTACCTACTACACCTGTTCAACATATAGATGACGAGAATGCTGAGATAGCATTGTGTATATTATCTGCTATTAATGTTGGTAAGATTAATAAGATAGAAGAGATAGATGAACTGTGTGAACTTGCTGTAAGGGGTCTTGATGCTCTCATAGACTATCAGCAGTACCCTGTAAAGGCAGCACAGGTTAGTACAATCAATCGTAGGTCACTTGGTATAGGTTACATAGGTTTGGCACATTATCTCGCCAAGAATGGTGCTAAGTATGACAGTGTAAAAGCTTTTGATTTAGTTCACAAACTCACAGAGAGATTTCAGTTTGCTTTATTGACTGCATCCAATCGTCTTGCAATGGAGAAAGGACCGTGCGGTTACTTTGGTAAGACAAAGTATGCTGATGGTATATTACCTATCGATACATATAAGAAAGACGTAGATGAGATAGTACCTAATGATCTATCATGTGACTGGGAGCATCTTAGGGGACGCATATCCGAGTATGGGTTACGGCACTCAACACTGTCGGCACAAATGCCTTCGGAGAGCAGTTCCCTTGTGTCAAATGCTACCAATGGAATCGAGCCTCCTAGAGACTACCTGTCCGTTAAGAAATCAAAGAAGGGGCCTCTTAAGCAGATTGTTCCATCATATACTACACTAAAGAATAACTATACTTTGTTGTGGGATATGCCAAACAACGATGGTTACATAAAGATCGTAGCAGTAATGCAGAAGTTCTTTGACCAAGCAATCAGTGGTAATTGGTCTTATAATCCAGAGAATTATCCAGACAATGAAGTTCCTGTATCAGTTATGGCAACTGATTTATTAACAACCTATAAGTATGGTTGGAAGACTTCTTACTATCAAAATACATATGATGCTAAGAAGGATGGAGAAGAAGAAGTAAATGTAGACAATCTTATTAACGATATATTAAATTCTAACGAGGAGGAAACCTGTGACAGTTGTGCAGTCTAAAGAAATTTCTGGTATGACAGTCTTCAATAAGAAGGCAGTTGATACGGCAAAACAATTTATGTTCTTTGGAGCACCCTTGAGTGTTCAACGTTATGATAATTATAGGTTTCCTACCTTTGATCGACTGACACAGCAACAACTAGGATATTTCTGGAGACCTGAAGAGGTATCACTTCAGAAAGATAGAGCAGACTATGCACAACTTACAGACCAACAGAGACACATCTTCACAAGCAACCTTAAGTACCAGATTATGCTGGACTCTGTACAAGGTAGAGCACCTGGTATGGCATTCATTCCATACTGTTCACTACCTGAACTTGAAGCTTGTATGACTGCTTGGCAGTTTATGGAGATGATCCATAGTAGATCTTACACATATATTATTAAGAATGTATATTCAAATCCATCAGATGTATTTGATACCATCCTTGAGGATGATAATATATTATCAAGAGCAGAGTCTGTTACAAAATCTTATGATGACTTCATAAATTATGCACACGAGTATGATCAGAGTACTGCTTGGAAAGATGAGATGAGAGATCATCCTAACTCAGAGTGGACTAGAAGAGACCTTAAGAAGTACCTTTACAGAGCAGTAGCAAATGTTAATATCCTTGAAGGAATCAGATTCTATGTATCCTTCGCTTGTTCATTCGCCTTTGGTGAGAATAAACTTATGGAAGGATCAGCTAAAATCTTATCGCTTATTGCTAGGGATGAAAGTCAACACTTGGTTATCACGCAACAGATAATGAAGAATTGGCTTGAAGGTAAAGATGATCCAGAGATGAAAGAGATAGCAGAGGAAGAGGAAGAAACTGTTATACAAATGTTTAAGATGTGTGTTGATGAAGAGAAGCAGTGGGCTAATTATCTTTTCAAAGATGGTAGTATGATAGGATTAAATGATAGACTGTTGCATAATTATGTTGAGTGGATTGCTAACAGGAGAATGAAAGCAATAGGTTTGAAACCTATATACGATCAACCCCTTAGAAATAATCCATTACCTTGGACTGAGCACTGGCTCAACTCTAAGGGTCAGCAAAATGCACCACAAGAAACGGAGATCGAATCGTATGTCGTTGGAGGAATCAAACAAGATGTCACCGAAGATACCTTCGCTGGATTCCAGCTCTGATATAGAGTGGAAATTAGAGGATCTACAGAAGGCAATCGTTGATAATGCTGAAATGTATGATCAACTTTTAGACAAGGCAGGTCAACACGAGTTACCAGACCAGACAGCAGAAGCAATGTGGGAGATGGAACGTAAACTTTGGTCACAAAGAGAAGGAAAGCTTGACGAATCATCCTATTAATGCTATTGTATCAATATGAACCACTTTATAAGGGTTCTCTGACATAAATAGTCAGTAAGGTATCCTAGATACCTTTTCGTTCATCCCAAAAGGGACGCAAGTAAGCCGACTCGGAACGGACACGTTCATCCTATGGAATTTTTATTAGCTACTGCATTAACTTGTGCCGATGTATCAAGATTGGTAGATCGTGCTCAGACTGAGAGAAATCTTAGTCCTGAAACCAAGCAAGAGATAGTGGAGATGTACCAAGTACATCTGACGGAAGCAGTAGGACTAGAGTGTACATGGGACGCAAAAGCCGACTGAAGGAACGGTATTAAAAACACCTAATCCTACAGGAGAAACCAAATGGCACAAGTCACATACCGTGGTGTCAAGTACGACA